TCGAAACGTACTCTCAACAGTTCGCTTAGGCATGGAAGTTTTGCGGCATTCTGGCTACACAATAACAAGGGAAGACTTACTCGTGGCTGCAACCCTACTAGCTCAAAATTTATTCACACATGGTTACGCTTTGGGGAAATTATGAGGGGATCTCTCAGCGCTGAGCACTGAACGCATCACAGGCAAGGTAAAAGGTGATATCGGCAAAGGCTGTGAAACCTTTAATTCAACAGATGGGAACGGTATGCACAGGATCCTGTAACGACGCTCCCAAAACTGGAAACCTGTAAGGCATGTTTTCGCTGCTGAACTTAATATACGAACCTGCACTATCATGAACATATTTTATATCGTTATACCCCGAGTGATTGTGCCCGGCAATGGATAGTGTCCTGGAGGAATTATTTCTAATGTAAAAGGAAGATATTTAATTTCGATGTGGGATTATTACCTGTCTATAAGAACAATGACTTTATCTGGCAGTAAGCAGACATCTATTAGCTTACTGAAGGGGGGCTGTGATTTGACCATTAACGGCATGAGATATATTGTCTATTGGTGATTGTTCTGAGGCCGATATCACGTTAACGACCAAGTAAAATAACATGAAAAATTATTTATTAATGATTGCCAGCATTAAATGTAGTGATACCTCATTAGCAGGGTGCTCCGCAATGACTGCGATGAACTAAAAAATCAGTCATAACCATGAAAAAAACAAGTGTATCAGCGAAATTAAATCTGGTGAAAGCATTTAATTACTTGTTAATGACGCAATAAAAACATACTATGGAAATGTAACAGCTAATCTACAGTTCTTGTCAATAGGGGCGCACAAGAAAATGTTAAATGAATTTAAGGAAAAGCTACTATCCGACGATATCCGCGATGTCTACCAACGATACCTTTTAGGACATGACATTTGGTATTTTCGGGAACAAAAAAAATCAATAACCTTTGCTAAAGATTATGATGAGTTTAAGCTATATATGTCTAAGAAGCTTGAAATTCATGTAAATAATATTGCAATTGTTGGAAGTGCTAAGATGGGATTCAGCTTGAGCCCTGATAAAAATTATCGAACATTTAACGATGAGTCAGATATAGACTTGGTTTTAGTATCCGACAGAATTTATAAATCTTCCTGGATGGCATTTATTGAATTACAATCAAAGAATTATTTGCCTGTATATGCTCCTGTAGCTAAAAATATTTTCAAAGGATTCGTGTCATTGAAGGAGTTAGATATTAGAGTCGATTTTTTTAATAAATGGTCCCGTAACGTTGAACCATTAAAAAAAGACATTCAAACTATTTTTGGAATACCTAACGACATCAACTACAGAATTTATGACTCTTGGGAGTCCGTTGAACGCTATCACATAGCTGGGTTGAATAGTCTAAAAGATAAGTTACAAGGACAATTGATATGAGAGCTATTGATCTAATTAAAGTTGAATCGAAAGACATTAAATGGTTGACGGATAATTTGAAATCAGGTGTTATTACAGTTGATAATTCATATCAGAGAAAATATATCTGGCAGCAAAAAGACCAAGTGGCCTTAATTGAGACAATATTAATTGGCTACCCAATCCCTGAGATTTACCTTTGGGCAAATAATACTGATCCTGACACTGGAGATACTAAATATTCAATTGTAGATGGACAGCAAAGGCTAACCACAATCCAGCGATATTTAAATGATGAGTTTAAGTTAAGCAAAGCAGCTATAGATGATAAAGAAGCCGACTATAGTGGGAAAATTTTTTCAGAATTGTCGGCAGATAACAAACGTGATTTTTGGCGATACCAATTCTCATCCAGATTTATTAATGAATCATTGAGATATGATGAGATTGCAAAGTTATTTTTACGTCTAAATAGAACAAATACTACGTTAAATCCTCAAGAACTTCGTAATGCTGAATTTAATGGCGAGTTTTTAAGATTAGCCGAAGAAATTGCACAAAATGAATTTTGGGATAATTATAAGATATTTACTCAGTCAGATATCCGTCGGATGCAAGACATTCAATTCATCAGCACATTATTGATTTTCTTACGAATGGGTATTGAGCAGGATAATACACAAAAATCAATTAATCGAGTGTATGATCAATACAATGAGAATTACCCTGAGGCGACTGAGGACAGAATTATCTTTAACGAAGTGTTAAGGATCATATCTCAAATTATCAACAATAAACAAGTATTAGAATCAGTTGTAAAGAAAAAAGGCCATTTGTATTTTATATTTGTGCTGGCATACTATTATTTACAGCTTAGTAAATCTAAGCTTGTTGATATGAATGTTATTAGTTCAAAGCTCGAGGATTTTTTTAATATTTATGAGTTAAATGAACAAGATAACCCCCATCCACTGGTTGAGGAATATAGATTCCTCAGCCAAGAGGGTTCAAAGAAGAGTCATAACAGACAGCGTAGATTTGATATTTTGAAAGAATTTTGCTCTTTACATGATTAAATGACGAAAGTGGGTTGTTTATAAGAATTGAATAAACAACCCATCATTTTAATGTACTCTGAATCCTCTCATTCTTAGTGAAATATTGTTTTTAGAACACGTATTGACGTTAGAACAAAAAATAGATTTTTTTGTGATGTATTACGTTGGAGTTGATGGGATAATTATATGTTTTCAATACATTGTTAATTTATCAAGACCCTGCGACTAAGGTGTTCGAAAATCGACTAAAGTCTGTTTCATAGAGAGAGTTACTTGCGTTTAAAAAGGTATTTGGTCACGACCAACACGAGGCCGAATACCTCAGTTTAAGTACCGCTCATGTACAACAGTAACGTTTGCTGATAGTGTCGCATTATCTTGCAGAGGACGCAGGTTAAATAGAACAAGCATATGTACCTGGTTTTTGTAATATTGGGTATAACATATGCTTTATAGGAGCGCGCTCAATGACCAACCGAGAAAGAATCTCCTGACAGATACAGTTATTTTCACCCTCTCCATAACATAAGGGAGTTTTTATGTCGGAAGTGAGTATCGTAGAAGACGCCCCACGCCCAGTAGTCGCCGAATTGGCAGATCTGTTACAAGCACAACCATTTCATCAGAATCAATATGATAACTTATGTCGCTTTATGATTTATTTTTCCCTGGCTGAATCAAAGTTAACATCAATGGCTGCTGGCCTTGGTAGAACTGACGCACTGGCACAGGAACTGGTTGTGCATAACGGCATGGACAGTCAGACCATAGATGATTGCTATCGTTATTTTATACGACGCTATCGAGACAGCCCTGATAGCGATTACCGCTTCAATAAACTGGCCCCGCCTGAGTATGTTAAGAATGCAATCAGAGAACGCTTTGTTACGCTACTTCAGATACAGTCTCCAACAATTGAAGATAAAATCAGCTTTGTGTTCAAAGTGATTTTTAGGTTACGGCATAATCTTTTCCATGGAGAAAAATGGTCTTACAACCTCGAAGACCAGGAAGCTAATTTTTCACATGCCAGCAATGTACTACTATCCTGTTTGACTCTTACTCGCGGGAGTATGTGGCACCCTTGAATGCTGGATGGATATTACGTATCGTCTGATAAGGGGTATCCAGATGTGGCTTGCAAAGAATGCCTGAGCATGCCTGTTATCGCAGAGGCGATCCTGCGCAAGCAGCCAGCTGAGTACCTGCATCTAACGCAGACCAGCTGCTCTTAAACCGACTTCATTATCAAACATTATTTATTTTTAGCGACTACTTACTACATCTAGTGGTAGCTGAAATAAAATAACCTGCATATAGTGATTTTCGTCGTTTAAGTGCTTGACAATTCTGCACATGGCATTTAACGGTGTCTGTGGTAAACTATCCACAGAATAGTCAACAGTGTTGGATTGTGGATAATCGCCGGATATATGGGGAGGATAAATGGCTAAATATGAACTTCGACCACTGTCAGATAGCCGTAAGGCTGACATTGCTCGCAGTGCATTAGCACAAAATAGAGCCCCTGCTAAGCCTACTGCTTCAATGTCCTCTGGCTCTGCTTCAATACAGAGATCACGAGATACTGCGCGAGTAATGATGGATCGTGCATTCAGGACAGTTGTAGCCAAAGGATAATTTTACTTTAATTGATTAAAGCGCCTTTTTCTGGCGCTTTTTTATTGCGGAAAAACCAAATGGAAAAGCTCTGGGTTTTTACTCAATTAGTTACAGGGAAAGATGACACATCTGGCTTTTTGGCTTACGCGCTCTATAAGCACGACAAAAATGAATATGCAGAGAAGTTGCGTAGTAGTGGCGAATATACAGAAGAAGATATTAACGCCCAACTGAAGATCTTTCATGAGCAGACAGTTAACTCGCCAGGCCGAATTGAGTCTTACAAAGAAAAAGCAGAAGCCATCGTCACAAACTTAACAGACCAGATAGATGCTGATATCCGGCTTGAGTACGATGCACAGTTAGCCGGTGCTAACTTGCAGGATGTTGAAATAGAACGGCTGAAAGCAGAAATACAGGCTATGAAAGCATCACGTGAGAGCGAGCTAAGGAAGGCTGGAGAGGATGCTATTCTCAATTTTCATCGCATGGTTGAAATCACCCAGGCACGCAAACGTGGGCGTGTTTCCCGCTCGTTAGGATGGTACTGGAATGGGTTTGCCAGCATTTTCGCCACAATAACCTTCGCTGTCATTGTCTATGGTATTTGTACTTGGGCATTGCCACAAAAATCCAGAGACGACATTGTGGATGGAGCGTTTAAAAATCTGCAGGGATCGTTATTCCAACAGCCAAACATTCAATTTAATAAAGACAAAAACGAGAACGCTCAGCAACCTAACACAAGTGCCGAATAGTATCCCCGCGATGCTCCGGTAGCCTCACCATCTCGCGGGGCTTGCCTTTCCAGGTGATTGACATGATTACCAGTTTCTGAATACCGTTTTCAACGGTACTGAGCACCCAGGTGACGGTGAAACGTGAAGAATATCGCACCTTATTAAAGGTGCAGCCCCTCAAAAGAGGGGCTATTCTCACTTCTGCAGTATCTCGCCAATACCTGCCAGGTTCTCATCCATCTTGTCACCGTTTTCGATAAGGATGGAGTTGAGCCGATTCAGTTGCATAGCAATTTCAAGTTTGATTAAAGTATCTACCGATACATCAGTTTCTTTTGCTAACTTAGTAAGAGCCTCAGCCCGATTGGCTAAATTAAAATCATCGAACTCATAACGACTTCTGCACGGCTGGTTGCCTAACGTACCCATAGTGATTCCTCATGATATAAAGACCCAACAATATAAATTACCAGGCACATCATAAGATAGGGGCCCAGCCCATATTTTCAAATATTTGCAAGTATCACCGTTCAGTCTAAAAACTTGGATGGTTGTTTCACGAGTCATAACAAAACCCTGACTCGGCGGGTTTTCTTTTTATAGAACTCTGCGATGCGACAACGAATAATAAATTGTGCAAATAGTGCTGTTTTTATTATTCGAGGTGGATATGAGATCATTCTATGAGGACTGGCCTGAAACGTTTGTCACCCGACTTGACATGCTGCGGGCGCTGGATAACCGGGGGGCAACCCGGAGACTCTACACAAAACGTACAGGGGCGATTTACAACGCGCTGGCAGACGAGGTTCGTGAGGCTGTGACTGGATTCAATACCAGTGAACTCGACTTAGGACCACTCTACCGGTATTACAAACGTGGAGGAGAGAGCGACGCGCTGGCAGACACACTGATCGCACTGGCGCCGACTGTGTGCAGGCGCGTAATGATTTCCCCTGACGTATATACAATACCGTACCTGTTTTTTGCGCTGTTGATAGCGCGAGGAGAGGACGACGATGCACGTGATTTTTTCAATATGATGATGCGGCCACTAATCGTGGCGTACCGGTTCAAACAACTGGCGCGTTATCTGGGAACAAAGGGCGGAGGGAGGCCACAGCACAGGCTAAAAGACGAGGCATTACAGATTGCAGAGGTTTTTTTCACAAATAATCCCCACGCACGGGTTAGTGCGGCGGTGGCACGTATTAACGAAATTCTCGTAAAAAAATATGCTGACGTTCCGGCGGAGTCAACTATTAGAAAATGGTTAACCCATGTTTATGGAAATGAAAAATAATAACCATAAACCGTTTTTTCCGGGAATAAACCGTTTAATCAAATTCACGCGGTGAATATAATTGCTCATTATTCCCCCATTGCATTTGATGTTATGACATACGATAAAAAATACTGTATATATATACAGGGTTTCTGTCAGGGGGAAATATGAACACACACGAGGCGATCAGCAAATTACCGGATACGTGCCGGGCTGTAATCAAACGAGAAGAGGGGCGCGTAGTGATTGTACGCGTCCTCAGCGACGACGAGCGGATTGCCAGCCTGCTGGCGTTTCTCGAGTTGGCAGAAACAGCTGGATATACTATTACACCCCCTGACGCGTAATACGCGGTATAATACTGGTGCTGGTCTGAACACCCGGCACCATTTTCTGAGCACTGCCGCGCCACCTGGAGTTAAACATGGCGCAGCATTCATTTATCAGGGTATCCGGCGGTTCGCTAATACCCGCGACACCAGACACGCAACGCTGGTTGACTGAACGAGTCAAACCAGATGCTGTTGTGTATGCAGATTTCAAACAGGCGCGTAATCCCGCGTTTCATCGTAAATTTTTCTCACTTCTAAACCTGGGCTTTGATTACTGGCATCCGTCCGGAGGGGCTATTTCTCCTGCGGAGCGCGAACTGGTCCATGGCTACGTTAAGTTACTGGCGTATTACGGTGGACACGGTGATGTCATGGCAGAGCTGGCTGATCAGTATCTTCTCGATGAGTCGGAAAAGCGCGCGGGGAATATCAGTGCGGTGAAGTCGTTCGAGGCGTTTCGCGCCTGGGCGATTATGGAAGCTGGGTTTTATGACGTTCATCAGATGCCGGATGGCAGTTTGATGCGCGTACCTCGTTCAATCTCGTTTGCTGCGATGGACGATCTTGAGTTCGGTCAACTGTATTCAGCCGTTTTAGATGTGCTGTGGAATTATATTTTGTTCCGCACGTTTGCCTCTCAGGAGGCCGCTGAAAATGCTGCCGCGCAGCTGCTGGATTACACATCATGAAAAAAATCGACCTGAGAAAAGCTGCATGCGGTCGCGCTTGTACTGTGCGTATCCCCGGTGTGTGTAATCACAATCCGGAAACCAGTGTACTGGCTCACTACCGCCTCGCCGGAACGTGCGGCACAGCCATCAAACCTCACGATATGCAGGGCGCTATCGCCTGCAGTGCGTGTCACGATGCCATCGACGGGCGTACAAAAACGGATTACGAGCACGACTCATTGTTGTTGATGCACGCTGAAGGAGTTTTCAGAACACTGGCTATCTGGCGCGATGAGGAGTTTATCTGATGAGTAACGAGTATTTATTGGAATATACCCGCATAAAACTGCGTGCTGCATTACGGGATTTGTCTGGTGGTTCTAAGGGGCAACTGGAAGCATTGTGTGAGCACCCGCCAGCAGATAAAAACGCATACCCACGCAAACATATTCATCGTGTGCAACTGGAGGACCGGACCGTTGATGCTCTGGTTCCGCCAGTTTATGCCCTGGAAAGTTTCAGCAGACGTCGCCCCGCGCCGCCGATGAATGATTTTGAATTCGCTGATTCATCGTGGCGCCGTGCCGTGAACGCGCTCGACGTTAGCCAGCAGGCGTGGTTGCGCTATTGCTACGGTGGTAACCTGGCGTTCAAACACCAAACAGCTATTTGTGAGGCTGTCTGGAGTCGCTATAAAGGAAACATCTCTGCGTCAACTCAGAGAAAAGTAGTCAAGCGCCTGCTTTCGTTGGTGTGGTTGTCCGTGCAGGCGGTCGCAGCAGCAAATAAACGCGAGGATTTTAAGGAGATGGCCGGATCTGCGCTAGCTGGAATGTTGTCTGTTTCTCGTTCCACCTGGTGCGAAACATACTCCCCGCACTGGGTAGGAATGAAAGAGGCGGTGAGAGCACTTGATGAAGTGGCACTTTTTGCAACTTTGCATCATTATCAGAACCATTTAGACGACGTTTGCGTATAATGCTTGCAAAACCGAACAAAATAGGCCATATTTAACGCTAATTTGGTATGTTGCCAAATTTCTAAGAACCTCGCCACGGCGGGGTTTTGTCGTTTCTGAATCAGGAAAAATCATGTCTGAACCTCTAACCGCTGGCGTTGCTGCTGGCTCGGCGGGGGTGACGTTTGCTGCGTTATTTCCTGAGGCAACACCTGCAGTGATGATCTGTGCGCTGGCAGGCGCAGCTCTCTATGTGTTGTCATCCGGGCAGCATCGATTCTGGAAGCAGGTTATTTTCGCACTCATTTCGTTTGTTGGCGGTGTGTATTGCGCTGAGACAGCATCAGCCATCATTACCGGTATTCTGAATGCGGTGCTGAGTCACCTGAACCCTCCCGTAACAGTAAAAGTCTCTCCCGCCATTGGTGCACTGGTTGCATCAGTAATCAGCGTTACATCACTGTTGCGGATCATGTCACAAGCTCGTTTATGGAAATCAGATAAGGGGATGAAATAATGACCCTGCACTCTGTCCTCATCAATGCCAATGCAATTATCTGTCTGATGCTGGCACTGCGGTTGATGTTTTTTCAAAAAACAGGCCGCTATCGTTTTTTTATCTCACTAACTGCTTACCTGGCGATTCTGTCTGCTGCGTGGATAGCCCTACGAATTTTTTACGGGAAATATACGCAGGTTGATCCCGCAGAGTTCTTTCTCAACCTCACCATGGCTTTGTTGAATAAATCAGATTTCGGGTAAGTCTCCCCCGTAGCGGGTTGTGTTTTCAGGCAATACGCACGCTTTC